AAAGCTGGTCTTAATCCATATCTTCTTGCGTTCCACAGTACAGGATTAAAAGCATCATCTCCCATCTCTCTTGCTCTTAAAATATCCCACTGCTGTTCAGGAGTTTTACCATATAATCCTCCTGTAGTTGGTAGTGCTACACTTGCACCCTCTCCACTATATGAGGTTCGTGGTCGCATAAATACACCTGTAGCTTTATCGTAATCCCACTTTTGATCCCCTACTGTATACCTACTAATTCCTTCCCTATCTTCTGATAACTGTAACTTTCCTACATCCCACAGTTGTATATTTGTAAGATCAGGGTCAGTTAATCCTGTTATGTTGTATACATTTTGAGTATTAGGATTAATAAAGGTAAACATTTCAGAACCGTCTGCTAACTTATCACTAGCTACAGGTGCACCAAACGCATTCCCTCTGATACTTTGTAAAAGATCATTAAACTTTTCAGTACCAAAATCTATACTTGTACCTGATGGCTGTGGAGCAGTTGCGGTAGTTGTAGGTGGAACTGTTGATGGTGTTGTAGGTGGAACATCATCAGTAGATGCCTTTTCACTTTCGGTAATACTTTTGATTAATGCATCTGTTGTAGATGGATCAGCAATATCTATTCCCTGTTCTTCAATTGGATATGCTCCAGTTCTAGCTACTTCATTATCTACTCTTGTATCAATAGCACTACCAACTACGTCTGTAATATTATCAACAGTCTTTGATAGAAATCCTTTAACTGCATCCATTGGGCCGCCACCAATAGGTACACTAGCATCTGGACTTGAATGGATTGTAATTGGAGATTGGAATCCAGTAAATAAATTTCTTTGTTCAGATAACCCATCTCCTAATACTTCTTCTATAGCTGCATTAGGATCAACTGTATATGATGATGGATCAAATATTGGTATCCCATCATCTTCTCCATGCCACCATTGCTTTTCATCTATCTCTTGTTGTCTCTGTTTTCTTGTGACGGCATTTTTTAAACTAGATTCACTAACACCATAGGTCATTGCGTATGCATTAATAATTTCATCAATAGTAGATTGTGTTTGAGGGGCGTTTAAAGCAGCCTCTGCAGCTTGCTCAACTCGTAACGATTCTGGAGATGGAGAAAGATCTGTAAGCATTGCTTGTATTAATTCATCTGAAGCAGCTCCACTTGCTGCCATGCTTGCAAGTGAAGGATCATTAGTCATATTAAGTACATCGCCATATATGTCACCGCTATCTGGAAGTCCTGTACCTTCACCTATAGGGAAAACAGCTTCTTCAATTTTTGTCGGTTGCCCAGTTTCAGCAATATTCATAATATCTTCAGGCTGAGTATACCCATGCATAACAAGGTCTGGAAGTTGACCAAACATTTCTGGTAAAGAGTATTTAGCCATACTATGCCCCTCCCGGTCCTACTAATCCTAATTGACGTAGTCTTTCTGCCTCGCCCATTGCTCCCGGTCTTAGTTGACCCGGAGGTACAACTGGTCCAGCTTGTGGTGTTGGTACTGGAGGTGGGACTGCTCCCATAGCAGGGGGCATAACCTGTGGAGGAGGCATAGGTGGAAGCATCTCTGGCGGTGGAGCACCCGGAGGCACTGGAGGCAATGCACCAGCGGATGGGGCTGGCGGTACTCCACCACCCAGATTATCCGATAGCATCTTTGCTTTACTCAAGAGCATTGCCGTCAACTCGCCTGCATAAAACTCTGCAAGATCATCCCTACCTTGTCGTTGAGCTGCCTGATATAGACTCCACAATCCAGCTTCTGGAAGTGTCCTTTCTGCAAGCTGTTCTTTAATTGTGTCCTCTAATTGGTCAGCATCTTGTATACCCAATATATTGTCTCTTATCCATAGGTCTGGCATTAATGGTGTCTGACCTTCTCTTGCAATCTGAGCCATTGAGTATTTACTCATATCATCCTGTGGTAGTCGTGGTACGAGAGATACCTCGATATCTCCACCTGTCCTTACTACTTCAGGAGTTATCTCCTCCGAAAAGTACATACGATAATTATCACGACCAGATAATTCCATTGCTGAAAAAGCACCAGTAGAATATTGCTTACAAAGCATTTTGCATATCTGTGTATATGCATGTTCAAGTGCTATGATTCTAGGAGAGAGCACAGACTCTACTCCTTGCCTTAATGTATTAATCGCAAATCCTGATAACTGAAACTGTAATTCTCCATATACAGAATGAGGTATTGAACCTCTTTGTAATTCGCCAGAAACCATTCCCATATAAGCACCAGTTTCTCTGGCAACTTCCATAAGTCCTAATGGCTCTACGTTTTCTCCCTGTGCAAGAGATATCTCAGTTCCTTCTTTATAAGGATCTTCTTCCAGAGTTTTCTGTCCATCTCTAGAAGTAATCTTTATTCCTTGCTTTCTTGATCTGGCAGTTAATTCCAACATAACACTCATCATGAAGTTATGTTTTTCGTATAGTTCTCTTGTGGATTTAAATATGGATTCACCATAATCTTCAACAGTATCTTCTATTGAAGACCACTCTAAAGATTGTATGAGAGGATTAGCACCAACCGGCCCAAGGAAAATTGGAACACAGCTACTACCATGCTTAGTTCTTTTCTTGATAAATCTGTGAGGGATAACTACAAAGTTATCTTCACGATCATAGAAGTCATAGACATCAATCCCATCTTCATCCATTCTCTCTGTACCAAGCCGTACATTGTACTGAGATTCTATTTCCCCCCTAGTCTTCTTAACCTTATAGCAAGCCCATGCTAATCCATCACCATCTGTACCCCAGTATGTATGCATCGGATCCCAAGGAGTGATATCTATAAATGTTTCTCCATCTTCTCTTTTAACTAATAAAGCTCTACCTGCATACCAACCACGAAGAGTTGTATACCATGCCAGTTGATCCTGTAGGCATGGCTGAAGCCTTCTCATCAATCGTTCATTAGCAGACTTTAAAGCTCCAATGATAAATCTTTCTTTATCATTATTAACTTCTCTAGAGTTTCGTGGATTACCAGCAGGAGGTATACGAACAATTGTATCTGCACCTGATAACCAAGAGATTATCTTGTCAGCATATGTCTGA